GGTTCCTACATTCCATGGTGTAGAAGATAATCTAAACATTCCTCTCCTAGACAAAATTCGTGATGAACTCAATGCAGCAAAAACTCTTCAGTCTTCCGATCAATCCGAAGAGTGATAAGAAGTTTGTAGAGGAAACATTAGTTCCTTTTTTAAAAAAACATAGACATCTAATCTACGATCTGTATTTCACCTGTCGTATTCCTCCTTTTAATCAGGATGCGATGGGTGATGTTTTTGTACAAGATCATAGAACATCAACTATAAATGCTTTGTGGATTTCTCAGCAAGTAGATATTCCATTGTCTGCCACATTTAATAATATGTGGATTAGACCTGATCAGAAAAATTTAGATACTTGGATTGAAAATTTCAGACCATTGTATGATAAAGGTATTCGTATTGTAACTCTACCTCATACTACATGGGTAGCTACAGGACAGATTCAAAAAGAATTTCCAGAGTTGTTTATCAAGAATACAATTCTACGAGAAGTTACTAGAGCAAACGAAGTTGTTGGTGCAGCAAAAGCAGGATTTCATTACATCAATCTAGACAGAGATTTGATGCGTGACCGTGATGCTCTCAAGAGAATTAAAGATGCTAAAGATTACTGTGAGTCAATTGGTAAACCAGTAAAGATTTCATTGCTTGCCAATGAAAATTGCTGGGGTGGTTGTCCAATTATGCCAGAGCATTACCAATTCAATTGCACTAGAACTGATGGTCCTCAGTATTTTAATGATGAGATCAGCAGAGTGTCTTGTTCTACCTGGGATGTAATGGATGCATCTGCTTCACTTAAAGCAGGTAACATCCCACCATGGCGTGAAGACTGGGAAGAGTTTATTGATCTCGGTATTGATGTATTCAAGATGCATGGTCGTGAGAGCATGGTTCGTCTCATGGAATCCATGGACATTATTTCTAGATGGGACAAAGGAGAAGACCTTTTGTTCTCTCAGTTTGATCCGTACATGGAAGACCTAGGTTTAAAAGAAAGACCTATTGACTTATGGCGTGATAAAATTAAAAACTGTAAGTTTGATTGCTGGGAATGCAACTACTGTGAGTCTGTTGTAGATGCTCATCTCAAAAAACAAGATAGAGAAGTTCATCCATATGCAACTAGATGTTTGGATGCTATCAATAAAGCTATTGATGGCGAGTCGAAGTTTGATCATGACATTCAAGGTCTTACTTCTGATAAGGTAAGACATTTCCTCAACAATCTATGTTCTTATGAGGATACAAAGTATCTAGAAATTGGTGTGTTTAATGGCAGCACATTCTGTGCAGCAATCCAAGGTAATGATATTACTGCTTATGCAGCAGATCATTGGCGTGATGTAGACATCCAACCAATTAGAGAAGACATCCCATGGAAGGAAGAAGAAGGTTCTATTGAAACTTTTATTGAAAATGTAAAATCTGTATGGACAGACAATAGCAATATTGCAATTTTAAATGGTGATATTCGTGAAGCTACTGGAGAGAATCTAGATCAAAAAGTTAATACTATTTTCTATGATGCAGATCATGAATTAGATACTCAAAAATCTTGCTTGCAACACATTCTTCCATACACAGAAGATGAGTTTATCCTAGTTGTCGATGATGCAAATTTAGAAAACGTATATTCTTCTACGTTAGAATTTGTGAAAGAGAATAACCTTGAAATTTTATATGAGAGGAGTATTCTTACCGATGAAATTGAAGATGTAAATTCCTGGTGGAATGGTATTAATATATTTGTTATTAAAAAATGCACTTAACTGACGTTTTTCCTAAAGCTATTGGTAGAGAATTCTACCCAGATCGTGATAACTTGAAAGAACGAGTTATTAATATGATGCGGGGTGAAGATATGATTACCAATACAAGATGCACAAAGTTGCATCACTATGATAATACTTCTGGTCAATCATTCTTACACAGAGAAGAGTTCAAAGAATTTAAAGAGTGGTGTGAAGATCAATGCGCCACTTTTGTTTCTGATGATATGGGTTACCAGTTACCAGAAAAAATGATTATTACAGATAGTTGGTTGAATCTATGTGATGAAGGTGGACAACAATATCCACACTTTCATACCAATGCGTATATTTCAGGAACATATTATCTTGCACACGAAGAAGGACATGCTCCTTTATTTTTCAGACATCCTGATAGTGCATCACATTCATCTCATGCATCTATCTCATTGTTAGCAGACATGAATAAGTTGGGAAAATATAATTGTGATCTTATCATGCTCCCCAATGAAGGAGAGTTAATGCTCTGGCCATCTAACCTAACTCATGGTTATGCAGATAATAAAAAAGATGGCAGGATCTCTATCTCTATGAATTTTATGCCGTCACTAATTGTTGACGACAAGTATTCATACAGGGTTTCTCCAACCTAATAAATACAGTACACACTATTTTCGGTGATAAACATGGCAGTCGATGCAGCACAACTTAAGTCCAATTTCGAGGAGCAAATTGCTACCACGGAAAAGCAGATTCGTGAACTAGAAGAGAATCTAGCTAAAGCAAAAGAATATAAAATCAAACTTCAGGGTGGTCTAGAGACTATTGGACTGCTTTCTGGAGAAGAAGAAACACCAGCAGCACCCCCTGCAGAGGCACCAGCAGAATAATCCCTAAATATAAAAGAAGGGATTATTGTGTGTAATGGCATCTCCAAGTTCTAGAGCTGAACTCATCACATATTGCAAGAGGCAACTTGGCGAACCCGTGTTGCAAGTTAATATTGATGACGAACAGGTCAACAATGTAATAGACGATACGTTTCAGTTCTTCCAAGAGAACTGCTACAACGGTATGGAGCGTGCATACTTATACCACGAAATCACTGCTGATGATAAGACAAGGTTCGCTGCTAGTGTAACAACTACAGAGGGTTCTACTAACTGGAAAGAAGCTACAAACTATATTCCTATTCCAGACCATGTAGTTGGTATCACAAGAGTCTTTGGTCTTGTCAGCAATTCAATCCGTTCAAATCTTTTTGGTGTTGAGTATCAGTTATATCTAAATGATTTGTATGCATTTGGATCTATTGATATTCTCAACTATTATATGCATAAACAATATCTAGAAACTCTAGATATGGTTCTAAACAATGGATCTTTCCAGCAGTTTAGATTTACAGCACGCCGTGATCGTCTGTACTTAGATATTGACAAAGACTTCCTCAAAGAAGGAACTAATGTTCTTATTGAGTGTCATCGTCTTAATGATCCTACAGACGCTACAGAGATGAACAACGATATGTTTGTCAAAAAGTATGCTACTGCTCTGATGAAGAGACAGTGGGGTATGAATTTGATTAAGTATAACAATGTTCAGCTACCTGGCGGTGTGACACTTAACGGTAGAGAAATCTACACAGACGCACTTGCAGAGATCGAGAAGATTGAATCTGAGGTTCTTAGCAAGTACGCAATCCCACCAATGGATATGATCGGATAACATGCCTACCAGTCCTTACTTTCCAACTTACTACGCAGGTCACAGTGGCGAACAGGGTCTCGTTCAGGATCTTGTGGATGAGCAAATCAAACTGTTTGGTTCAGACGTATACTATATCCCTAGAATAGTTCTACAAGACAGCACTCTGGATGAAGTTAGATACTCCAAGTATCAAGAACAATTCCAGATCGAAATGCTGCTGCAGAATGTCATGGGTTTCGGTGACAATGCTGAGTTCATCTCCAAGTTTGGTTTAAGAATTACAGATGAAATTATCTTCCGTGTGTCTACAAGACGCTGGGATCAAGAGGTAGCAGAGCATAATCCTAACCTTACTGTTACTAGTAGACCTAATGAGGGAGACTTATTGTACTTCCCATTGACACAGGATATCTACGAAATCAAGTTTGTTGGTAAAGAAGAACCATTCTTCCAGTTTGGTAAAATTCAATTCTATGCTATCACTGCTGAGATCTACGAGGTTGGTCAAGACGACTTCGATACTGGTATTGCAGAGATCGATGCAGTTGAACAACTCTTTGATAATGCAATCAAACTAGTCATGGATCCTGGTGGCACAGGAGATTTCACTGTTGGTGAAGAGATTGTAGGTGATGAATTCCTTGCAAAAGCTACAACAACTATTACAGGTGATGCAGTTACTGCCATAACTATTACAGATGGCGGAGCACATTATAAGCAAGGGACACCGCCATCGGTAACATTTACTGGAGGTGGTGGAAGTGGAGCGACAGGGACTGCGACGGTTAGTAGCACAGGCATCGTTAACGGTGTTACTATTACTAGCGGCGGGTCAGGTTATACATCTGCTCCTGATGTCACGATTGATTATTCACCTAAAGACAACAGAGCTGAAGTCAAGTCCTGGGATAGTACAACCAGAACGCTCCAAGTCATCAATAGAACAGGAACCTTTACCACTGCTGAGGTCATTACTGGATTAACCTCTGGTGCTAAGTGGAGTCCTGAGACGTTTGACACTCTAAATAACGTCAACAGCAGCTACGATCAGAATAGACAGATCGAGAATGATGCTGACAACATCGTGGATTGGACAGAAGGCAATCCATTTGGTGAGTTCGGTAATTTTACAGGTAGTATCTAATGTTAGGGTCACACTTTTATAATCAGATTGTTCGTAAGAACATCATTGCATTTGGAACACTCTTTAACAATATCGTTCTAAAGAGCACAGACCCCAGTGATGGTACTGTTCTGGAAGAGATGAAGGTGCCATTAGCATATGGTCCTAAACAAAAGTTTATTGTTCGATTGGAAGAGAATGCGTCGAACAGTAAAGTAGCAATTACTTTACCACGTCTCTACTTTGAGATGACAAGCATTGATTACGATTCTACCCGTAAAACGTCTCCAATTCAAAAATACAAAACAATCATTAATGATAATGGTGGCGAAGTCCGAGTGCAATATGTTCCTGTTCCTTATAATCTAAGTTTTGAACTAGGAGTTATTGCTAAGTCTCAAGACGACGCACTACAAATTACTGAACAGATTCTACCATATTTCCAACCATCTTTCAGTGTCACTCTCAACATGATTCCTGACATGAATGAGAAGAAAGATATTGCTATTGTTCTAAACAATGTTAGCTATGAGGATCAGTGGGATGATAGTTTCTATGAGCGCAGATATATTATCTACACTCTGAACTTTACTATGAAATCGTATCTCTACGGTCCATACAACACATCAGATGTTATCAAGAAAGCAATCATTCACGAAACTCTTGGTGATCTTTCTGTCAACCGTAGAACAATTACAAGAACATATACACCTAAAGCAAAAACAGATATCAACACAGATGGTGTTATCGATGTAAACGATGATGCACTAGTTGATTCTGGTGATGACTTCGGATTTAACGAAGGGATTGAATTCTTATGAGTAGCCTAGAAGATAACATGGAGGAGATGCTCAACATTAGTGTTGATGTAGATCCAGTGCCTAGCAAACCTGTACCCCCTAAAGTTGACAAGGATGACAGGGTAAAAGACTATGAGTATACCCGTGGTGAATTATACTCACTCATAGATCAGGGTCAGGAGGCGGTCAGAGGCGCTTTAGAGGTCGCTCAGGAGTCAGGGCACCCAAGAGCGTATGAAGTCGCTGTAGCGGCAATGAAGCACGTTGCAGACATGACTGAGAAACTACAGGCACTGCATAAGAATATGAAAGACCTGGATGAAGAGAAGAAAGGTCCTTCTAAAGTCACTAACAATGCTATGTTTGTAGGTTCTACAGCAGAACTACAGAAGATGTTAAAGGAAATGGGTGGAGGAAAACGATAAATATATCGTAAACCCTCGTCGGTTGTCATGAGAGAATACAAAGAATTTA